GGACAGTATTTCTTAATTTACTACCCATTCGCTGATAAGCTAAATGTACTTCGGTCTCGAACTGGGTAATAAAGGCTTGATCTATTGTATTAGCCATTTCAGTTCTCCACTAAAAGTTAAAGTTACATTTTGTCTAGTTATCCATTGTTAGCTTCATCTAGTTATCCGTTAGGGCTATCAGCTACAAACTGGGCTATATTCTCTATTTACCAAAATTTTTTCGCCTTTGCAACGTACAAATCGCAAAACAGCAAAACCATTAACCATTATAGGTTGTTCTATGATAGTAAAACCTGTGTAATCTAGCCATTGTAATGTTTTATCATGGTCAGCAGGTACAACATTTTCTAGCTGATAATACTTATTTTGAAAGTATTCTACTACTGGAACACACCATCTAAGAAACTTTCTTTGCATTTTATATATATCATATGTGCCAAGTAACCATATTTTACCAATCATATTATCCATAATAGGATTACAACCAAATATCCATGCAGGTTTACCATCAACAATAACTACATATGTTTCAGCATTTGGTTCTCTAATACCTGCCATCAATGCACGAAATGGTGTAGCACCATGTATCATGCACTCACGAACATCTGAATCTCGTAAATTATTTTGCAGATAATTTATATGTTTTATATTAGCTTTGACTACTGCGTATCCATCATAGATACCTTCACCATTAAAGTGCCTTGAAGCCATCAGTCACTTCTTGAACAAATGCCCTATCTCTTCTTGCAGGATCATAGTATCTAGGATCTCGCATCTTAGTCATTAAATCTTCAATAGTCTGTTTTGCAGGTGCAGTAGCTTGATTATTTGGTGTAGCTTGTTGCATAGATCTTTGTATAAGCTCTAATGCTTTTATACCTTCTGCACTTGTTCCTAGTTCAGCAACAGCATCTCTAAGTTCTTCAGGAAAAAACTTATTCACAAATAGCTGTGTAGCTTCTACTCTTTGGTTTGCATTATCACCTAAATCTTTTTTTATTTGGTCAAGATCAGGTTGATTACCACCAGTATGCTCTGCCCATTTGGTTATACCTTCATTAAACTCATCTTGTGACAAACCATTATTCCATGAATAATCTGCCCACCATTTTAATAATGGATTAGTTGCGGCTTCGCTTTCATCAAGTATCTCAGGTATTTGATAGTCACCTGCACTAGCAGGTCGATTAGCAAAGGCTTCTGTTTCTAATTCTTGTAACACAGTAGCTTTTATATCTTCTTCTTTTTGACCTATCTTTGCTGATAACTCTGTATATGATTTTGCCAAATCTTCAGGTGTAGCAAATTTTTCATCTAACCATTCAGGTCTAGTTGGTTCGGCAACAGACTCAACAGATGTGGGAGGCACACTTGTTTCGGTTGGGGTTTCTGTTGCCGATTCGATTGGTGTAGTTTGTTCTTCACTCATTTCTTTATCCTTTGTGCATGGTTAATTCTTTTGACTATTAAAGCCACTAAATATCGTTGCCCTTCCAAATGCCTTAACTCTGCATCTGAAATATTAGCACCACTAATTGCTTCGATAGTTATTGACTTTAAATACTGTAACATCTCCAAACCATTTGGAGTTTTGAATACTGACTCGATAATTTTTGAGATTTGTTCGTCTTGTTCTTTGGGTCTAGGGTATCCGTCAACCCCCAAGTGTTGCGGCATTAGGTAGTTCTCCTTGTTGTTGCATCTGTTGCATCTGTTGTGCCATCTGTACTAACTGTTGTCTTTCATCTGCATCTCTAATTAAATTATCAGGCACACCAAATTTTTTAGCTAGATAGAGTGCAGTTTCTTCTGATGATATAAGTATGTTTAATATCTCAGGACCGAATGATCCTGCCACAGTTTGTAGAAATCGATTGAGAGAAACAATATCTTGATTGCTTTGTGCTTGTGCTAGGGGAGATACACTGCGTATTTTTACCTCTCTACCATTAACTGTTGGCATTTCTATTCGACCCTGCTTCTGTAATATGTAGACAACTCTTTGTAATAATGGTTGCACCATCTCAGATTGCAGTCTGCCAAAAGCTGATCCTATCTTTCTTGATAGGTCTGCCATACGTTCTGCAACCTCTGTAGCTGATGCAGGTGTCTTATTAGGATCACCTAACATATCATTATACAAGGCTCTCTTTATATTATTTCTCATATCATTTAAAATTAAGTTTGCTACATCAAAAGAACCTGCCGATCTAATAGGTTGTAGACCTTGAGAATTTGGTGCTTTTGGAATGACTGTGCCGGGAACTAGATTGATTGTGTCAACATTAATTACACCATCATCATCTATTTGATAGATACCTGATATAGCCATCTGTGCATTTTCTAAAATCATTTCTATTGTAAGATTACAAGTTTTGATTGCACTAAGTGCATTTAATGCAGGTCCTCTGCCATATATCTCACCACTAGCCTTGCTCCATCTAAATGCTATAAATGGATTTGATCCAACACCTTTATAGATTTCAGACATAATCATTTCTTTATCTGTTATATCTATAATATAAAATCCATATTTTTCTTCATTTGGATCATCATAAAGTCTACAAGATACTTCTAATATTTTTGATTTACCTTCAGGATCTCTAGTCATTCTTTCTGAAATTTGTGGTGTTAGCATAGCATTTGGATATGCAACCATTAAGTCTGCATTTTTAATACTACGTTCTCTATAAACATGATCTACCTTGCCATCAGGTCCAGTGTCTAAAACAACATGAGGTAATGGTATAGATTGAAATCTTATTGGATTTACTGCATCACCTTCCATAACACAAAGCACAGCAGTGCCAAGTGCCAAGTCTATGAAACATTCATGTATCTCTTGTGCAAAGTTTGATGTTTGCAATACCTCAAATACATAATCAGTTACTTGATCCAATGCATTATTAATGTCATCTTTTTCTGCTTCAGGCACTTCTTGTCCTGTAACAAAATCTGCCCATCTAGCAAAGTTTGGTGTTAATCCTGATTGTAACCTTGATGCAAACTCTTGTATTCCAACGACTGCTGTTTCATCAAATATTCTATCATCTCGTCTATCCCCAATCGTTACAGTTTTAAAACCTTGACGTTGTGGCAAACAAAAATCAAATATTTCATCATAAATATCTTCAAAATGAAGTCTATGAGATTTAGCTTTCTCAAAGTTTTGAAGTAAATTTTCTACAGTTTTTTCGTGCATTATCTATTGTATTCGTTATAGAAACCTATGCCACCACCTGAGCCTCGTAGCAATGATCTTCTACCAGTACCCTTTCTTTTTGTTGTAATGTTTTCTTCAAGTACATCTTGTCTAGCATCT